GCAGGAGCAGCAGCGCCAGCCGTAAAATAAGTAGCCGCAGCCATAGCTACGATAGGAAGGACGTCTTCTAAGAACCCGGCTTCTGCCAACCCTGTTTCTGGGTTAATTGTTAAACTACCACCATTTGCTTTAGCAAGCGCTTGCAACCCCTGTACCTCTTTTGGGGTCATATGGACAAGCATCTGGTCTTTACCACGCCCTTTTTGTTGAACGTGCTTAGCTAGGGTGTGTAAGCTCATAAGCGTACCTTGGGGTTATTTAATGTCGATTTTATCATTTAAACAGTTGTTCCGTCAGCTTTTTTCCACACAGTGCCGTTCCAATAAATAGGTCTATCTAACGTGGTGTCGTAGTAATATTGCCCTACCGGTAAAGGTGCTTGTATGGACTGTAAAGGTCTTTGTGCAGTAGTTCCAGAAAGAGGGATAGCGGCTGCTTGAGTAAAGTTATCTATCTGGTTAAAGTACAAACGCAACACATTAGAATATTGGTCAAAGTAATTAGAGTTATACCCCTCTCTTGGGGCATTGGGTAAGTTGGGTGACTTTGAAGGGCGTAAAGGAGCGTTATATGCCATTATCTGCGTCCGTCTGGTCTTATATCAATACGTGGATAACCCATCTGCCAAGCAACGCCTAGATTATTAGACTCAATTCTAAACGCCATCTGCCTACCTCTAATGCGGGTATAGACTTGCCCAGTAAATTGCTGCACTGCATAAGTTTTTTGAACCGAGTAGTTTTGCGTACTTAATACCCTTGGATTATCAGGCGTTCCATATGGTGTACCTGAGTTAACCCGTGGAAGTACGGTCATCGTTACTTCTGGTAAGTTTGAATTAGAGCCGTTAAAAGTTAAGTCAGGCAAAATGCGCCACACAAACCCAAAGTTATGCCCATCACCAATGTCAAAATCAGACGACTGAACATACGCATTAATAGGTACTGGGGTTAACCCTGATACATCATCATTACCGTTCTCGTGATAGAGAATTCGGTAGTTAGCGGCGTCGGCACCCATTGGGAACGTACGTAAACCTGAGTCTAGCCAAGCAGTGCGGCTCATAGTGCCGTAAGCCCAAACATCGTCTAGGTAGTCGTATATAACATAGCGGTCAACAATATTACTATTGGCTGAGCAATAGAACCACCAGATTTCGTTGTAACCCTCAATAGACCCAGCAAACACTTGGAAGTTTTGGTCTTGGTTAATATCTTGATAAACGTATTGGCGTAGTGTGGAAGGCAGTGTTTCTACACGACCGGTATAGCGGTAAAACTTATCAGTACCCATCCAATACGTTATGTTGTTAACTGTTATAGAAGCGTTAGGCCCCATTATGGAAATGTTGTCCTGCAACAACTGGAAGCCCCAAACATAAGGAGGTCCTAAATATTGCATGGAATATATGGCTGCATCGGTCCAAACTAGTATCTCTTGGCGGGTTGATCTACCACAAACGATAAAAGAACCAACGTTAAGCCGGAATTCACCAGACTGGTTTGTTACCGCAGGCACCCACTCATAGGGATTTTCTTGGTCAGACCAACGAACTAACAGAGGATCAAATACTGTGTCGGGGTCAGTTGGGTCATACGGATTAGAACCAAAACAAATAACAAAACGCTGAATAGCTGAACCAAGAACTTGATTGGTTGTGTTCGGTACAAACTGCCCTGAAAAGCTCTCCGCCGTAGATAGCGTGTTTAAAAGAACCGCTCTAGCAGTAACACCTGAAGTAGCCGACCAGTAGTAGACACCACCACCACGGGGGGCAATAATTAAATCTTGACCAAAATTGTCATTAGTCCATAAACGAAGTTGCTGCGCAATACCAACATCCGCCGCAGAGTTCCAAGGACGGAAACCATATTGTGGATAAGCAATAACGGTATTACCACCGCTAACTGCGCCATATGCTGCAGGGGCTACGATAGTTATAGTATATGTATTAGCATTTATATAGGTAATTTCAAAAGCCCTGCCGTTTATAAAAGTAGCTGGAACAGCCACATTAGTAGCAGTTACTCCGTACATCCCATAAGTACCCGTAGCAAAACCACTAGTGCCAGAAATGCTGTATACACTCGGCGTCGCTGTTAGATTAGTTACGCCTAAAAAAGCTACCCAAGCAATAGAGGCTGTACCTGACCCAGTACCTACACCAGTAGCGGTAAAGACTGTACCAACTGTATTAGCAGCAGCGCCAATTAAAGTAAAGTTTGTAGACCCTACAGCAACAATTTTGTATTGCTGCCCTGCAATAAAAGAACCTGCAGAAGTCAAATAACCGTGAGCGTTTTGTGTAACTGTAACCGTGGTACTGCCAGCACTTACGGTAAACGGGTTAGCCCCTAAAGCAGCCGTATCTGTTGGAGACCATCTACCAGCACCCCATCCTGTACTTGTAGTATATGTATCGTTACCTACTGGGTATTCGTATTGAACAGTTACTGTTCCACCACCTGTTGCTGTAGATGTTGCCGTTGCACTGGCTGTTATTTCGTATTGCAAATTGCTATTTTGTTTTGTAACTGCATACTCACCAGAGATAGTTAGGCCGCCAACAGTAGCAGTGCTGGTTATAATTACATAGTCCCCGATGCTTGGAGAAATACCACTAACTGCATCGTTTACGGTTACTGTAGCAGAGCCGTTTGTTGTACCTAAAGAGTTTGCACTTAAAGTAGTTGTTGTGTTGCCACTACCGTTTAGCAATAAAGGGGTTATGTTGTTGTACTCGCCTCCCTGCTCAATGTAGTATTTTTTACTTGTACCAACACCCAATAAATTAGAGCCAGCTAAAGTACCCCAATTCCAAAGTGCTCGGCAAATACCAAGAAAAGTATTGTTAGAAAGGCGTGTCCACCCACCAATCTTTTCAGCGTTGCCAGAACGAAAACGAACTTTATCGCAATCAAACCAACCGCCTTCGTTGGTGTAGCTAGTACCCTCTTTGTTTATACCGGGTTTAAAGACAAGTTTTTGTAATGGCATACGGGTTAACCCTAAGCGTAGACGCGTGTTCCTAATTTATCGATGATAAGCGCTTGACGGCGTGGTGTCATGTCTTTTGTGTTAGGTACGCTGATATGCGTCCACCTGTCAAACTCACGGATTATTTGGTCGTAACCAATGTCAGAAGCAATTACAGCCTTAACAACTTCGTCAGGAGTCATGCCCGGCACACGAATGTCAGCAGCGCAAGCCATGCGGTGTTGGCTGGAGTCTTTAGAACCAACGGCATCATTCACAGCTTTGCTACGAAAAGCCGAGTTAATCATTACAGGCTTACCACCTATAACCGTCTTAACTTCTTCAAGAAACGCAGCCAAGCGAACAAGATTTGCCATTTCAGCAGCGTTTGGAGTGTTATCGAACTGACGGTGATCCGTGTGCGTAAGTTCTTCAAGAGTAAAATGTTCACTTAGCTGCATCTTTTTCTTTCGATTTCATGTCCATAATCTTCTCAAGGGTGCGACCGCCAAAATAGAACGACATAATCAGCATACCCCACTGACCAAGCAGCTCTACATAAGGTTGATGCACATTTATGTTAAAAGCACTACCAACACCAAATACTGTATAAACAATCAAAATAAAGACAAGCGTCATAGGACGAATGTTTTTAGACATCCAGCTATCACTAGACATGTCTGCTTCGTGTCGTTTAGTAAGTTCTTGGGCTTCAATGTTATCGGCGTTAAGTTCAGCTAACCTGCCTTCTTGTTGCATCTGCAACAGTTCTTTTTGAGCCTTTGCTTTAGCTTCAGGGTCAGGAACAAACTTATCTAGGACTTTCATCCCAACATCAAACAGTGCCATTAGCGGTAACATATTATCTCCATATACCCCAAGTACATTCATAAGCAATCCAAGCAGCAAATATGTAACAGAGCAACATTACGCTTTTCATAACCCGCCTGTCGTGTTGTTCTAAATACCTATCTTGCCGTTCTTCCCACAGTTTTCTTGCTTTAATACCTTGTATTTCATCCCAAGCATGACTGCCGTATTTCTTAGTAATCTGCTCTTGAATCTTTGCTTCTGACTGCCGTGCTATTAAAAGTCTTTGCCACTCGTCTACTGCTTCAATAATCGTTGCATTATCAGGATTAACTTGCCTAGCTTTTTTTCTTGACTCAGTTCTTTCTTTTGCCGCCTTATCCGCTACTGCTAAAACACCGTCAATTGCCTTACTAAGTTCTTCAGATGCCTTTACCGACTCATTAAGAGTCTTTGTGACCTGTTTCGTGCCATCTATAATTCCAAACGGATCGGGCATGACTCACTATTTGCACCTTATGTTTTCATAATGTACGCAAGGGCGTAGTACGGTGGCAAGTTAGCGTTTGTGCCAGAAACACCTTCTGTGCTGTTTCCTACGGTAATTCCTGTTACGGCTGTTACAGTAGTGTTGTTACTATTTGTTCTTGTTTGGATTGGTATACCGCCACCGCTTACAGTGTCGCTATATAACGCAAGGTTAGTTAAAGTATGTGCGTGACCTGGATCTGTAACAGTTGCTGTATGGGTGTGGCTAACTACAACGGCATTTGCAGAACCACCCGTAGCCGCAACAGCATAAGTAGAACCAGCACCAACAACAAAACGATCACGCAAATCTGGGGTTCCGCTAGTACCGTCACATATTAACCAACCACTTGGGATAGTTGCAATCGACCCAGACCACAAAGAAATAATACCCGTAGGAATAATATCCCGAACAAAAGCGGTGGTGGCAATTTGCGTTGTATCGGTGGCAACTGCGGCAGTTGGCGCTAGTGGGGTTCCAGTAAAAGTCGGAGAACCCGCAAATACTAAAGCGCCTGTACCCGTTTCATCTGTTACGGCAGCCAATAGGTTTGCTGAAGATGGGGTGCCTAAAAACGTAGCAACGCCAGTCCCCAAAGAAGTTATACCTGTGCCGCCAGAAGCTGGCAATAAAGCGTTTGTTAGAGAAACTATTTGAGCGTTACTAATAGCGATTGCCGTTGTGCCACTAGTCTGAATAGCCATTGCCCCAGTAGTATCTGTAATGACGTTTAGTGCCGTTGCCGCTGTGGTTCCAGCATTGAGTGTAGTTGCCATATTAAGTCCTTAAGCTGCTGAAGTAGAAGCCAACAAGTAGTAAACAGTGCCGCTGATATTAACAGCAATTTTATTAGTTACAACGTTACTTACAGATGCCGATACCGCTGTAGAAGCCAAAGCATTGCCAGTAACCGTTGGAAAAGTAATAGTCGGCGTACCAGCAATGGCAGGAGCAGCTAAAGTTAGCGTGCCGCTTGTATCACCAGAAATTGTAAATTGACCCATGATTTGTCCTTAAGTCTTGATAATAAAGTTAATACCGAGGTAAGGCGGTAAGTTAGCGTTTGTGCCAGAAACACCTTCTGTACTGTTTGTAGTTGCTACTGAAATACCTGTTGTGTTAGTTGCTGTATTTCGTGATGCTGACAAATAAGGGTTACCACCAACAAAACCAAAGACTTCACCGCCTCCTGGTGTGTAAACTCCTGAGTGTAAATGTCCTGGGTCTGTAACGGTAGAAGTTGCAGTATGTGTGTGAGATACAACAACAGCATCTGCAGAGCCGCCTGTTGCGCCCACGGTTGTACCATACGGCATACGGTTTGTATAGTTTGGCAGGTTAAACGTAGTAGACCCATCACCAACACCAAAGGTTGTGCTAATTACCGCAAAAAGTGCGGCGTATGTTGTTCTATTCACCGCAGTGCCATTACACAGTAAAAACCCTGATGGCGCAGTGCCTGTAGGCCACATAACCAAACCGCCTGTTGGCACGCCGTTAGCCAGCACAAAAGCTGTGGTTGCTATTTGGGTGGTATTGGTTCCTGCAGTTGCAGTCGGTGCTAGTGGGGTGCCAGTAAACGTAGGGGAAACTGAAGAAATAGCACCCGAAAATACGCCTGTAGTACCCGTTAAAGCACCCGTTAAAGCCGTTGTACCCGCTACAACTAAGTTACCGTTTACGTTAAAGTTGCCAGCCGACCCTGTCTGGGAGGAGAAAAAGTTAGTCCCGTCACAATATACTTGGGCAGTAGTGCCGTTAGGGATAGTAACAACGGAGCCTGTAACCCCACCGATAGTGATAGCAAAGCCGCCAGTAGTGTTGTTAAATATGACGTAGAGCTTTTCTACCAGTGGGCAGATAATCTGACGAATAGCTGAGTTAGTCCCAGTAGCCACCAAAACCGCATTGCGAGCCTCATCCGATACGCCGTTAAAACTTGTTAATGTGTAGTCGGCGTTGACCATAGTGATAGTTTGAACGCCGGTAATAGCCTGTTCAAGTATGGTGCCAAGGTTATTATTGGTCGTAGTACCCCACGTCCCGGACTGATCGCCGTTACCAATAAGCTCTATTTTAAGCGAGGGTGAGAAGCTAGATGCCATGTTTTATCCTTTATGGGTAGCTGTTATCAACTTTAGTCCAGACTACCGATTGCCCATTATTAATGCTTGTCCAAGTGCCCGATTCCGTGTTGTTAACCCCTACCCAAACAGCCGCCTGGTCGTCATTAATTTTAAACCAGCCACGTGGGAATGGTTCGTCCAATAATACCAAGTTTTCGGTTATTTGACCAGTAAAAGACGCTATTACAGTTATTGCATCGGCTGGATAGATGTTCTCTGAAACCAAGCCTGCAAAGGCGGCTACTACTGTTTGGGTGTCGGCTAGGGTAGTATTTTCGGTTATAGCTGAGTTGTGAATCTTAATACCTATGCTGCTATCTTCAGCCGTTAACGCCTCGGAAAGACTGGCTACAAAAGAAGCTAAAACAGACTCAACATCAGCTAAATCGGTGTTTTCTGTAATAACTGCCGTAAAGCTAGCTACTACCGTTGGAGAATCGGCGGCGTCAAAATTTTCAAATACTACGCTGGCAAAATTGGCTATTACGGTTTGGGCATTATCTAGGGTTATGGCTTCGAATATGTCTCCAAAAGCAGTGCGCAACACAATAGAAGCATCTTCCAAAGTAGCAGCTTCGGTAATAGCTGCAGCAAAAATATTTAAACCCGTTAACGTGTCCGCTAAATCTGTGCTTTCAGTAATATCTGCAGCAAAAGTGGGTAAACCTAAAGCAGAGTCTACTAGAGTTGAATCTTCTGTTATGCTGCTTAAAAAATCAGCGTTTGCACTGGGGCTGTCTGCTAGAGTTGAATCTTCTGTTATGCTGCTTAAAAAATCAGCGTTTGCACTGGGGCTATCTGCTAGAGTTGAATTTTCTGTTATAGAGACAAGAATTGCGGGCGCATAAAAAATAAATATTGCGCCTTGTCTTCCTGAAGAATATGAATAAATACCACCACTTGTATCTACAGGGCCTCCACTACCTCCACCACCATAGTTTCCACCAGCAACTGAAGGGTTTACTGGACTACCCCCTGCACCACCACCACCACCACTTGT